TGTGGCAATATCTACCCGATGCAGTCCAAAACGATGCCGGACTCACCCTTTACCGCCCGACCAGTCACAGACAGTCCCGACTAGTGGCAGCTCGTAAACAAGCCCTACGAGGGGCAACTAAGGCAAGGCTTCACAGTCCACTTCTCAAGGGCAAAACCCGAGCAGATGAGATCGCCAAGATGGCAGATGACCTTGGCACACCTTTATTGCCATGGCAGAAGTGGCTTCTTGATGACATGATGAAGATTGACGCCAAGGGAAACTACATTCGCAAGACTACGCTTCTATTAGTAGCTCGTCAGAATGGTAAGAGCCATTTAGGACGCATGAGAGTCATCTGGGGGCTGTTCTATGGTGGTGAAACCAAGCACCTCATAATGTCTTCTAACCGCGCTACGGCTCTCATGACCTTTCGTGAGATTGCATGGATCATCGAGAACGCACCGCACCTCAAGGCAGGCACTAAGGCTATTCGCTACGCCAATGGAGGCGAGCGCATCGAGCTACTCAACGGGGCAACACTTGACCTCGTATCAGATACCCGAGACTCATCCCGTGGACGCACCGCGGACTTCTTATGGATCGATGAGGTTCGAGAGATCAGTAAGGACGGCTACACGGCTGCGATTCCAACCACTCGTGCTCGTCCCAATTCTCAAACCTTGCTAACGTCAAATGCCGGGGACGCCTTTTCGGAAACCCTAAACAATCTAAGAGAGCGAGCCCTATCGGCTCCTCCTAAGTCTTTCGGGTTCTATGAATACAGCGCGCCACAATATTGCAAGATCACAGACCGCAATGCATGGGCAATGGCTAACCCTGCGCTCGGCTACACAATAACGGAGGAATCACTTGAGGAAGCTGTTGCAACTAATAAAATTGAAGACACTAGAACAGAGCTTCTATGTCAATGGATTGATTCTCTCCAGAGTCCGTGGCCTCATGGCGTACTTGAAGCGACATCCGATGCCACGCTCCAGATTCCAGTCGGCGGTTATACAGTCTTTGGTTTCGATGTTTCTCCATCTCGCCGCAATGCAAGCCTCGTTGCTGGTCAGATTATGGGTGACGGAAGAATCGGCGTCGGGATTCTCCAGACGTGGGAAAGTCAGGTTTCGGTAGATGACCTACGCATCGCAGCAGACATCAAAGCGTGGGCGGATCAATACCGACCTAAGATGATCTGTTATGACAAGTACACGACACAGACGATCGCTGAACGCCTTGCCAATGCTGGCCAGATAATTCAGGACGTGTCGGGGCAGCAGTTTTATCAGGCCTGCTCAGACTTGCTCGATGGTCTGGTCAATAATCGAGTAGTTCACAATGGTCAAGAAGAGCTTATTAAACAGATGAATAACTGTGCGGCTAAGACCAATGATTCAAGTTGGCGCATCGTTAAACGTAAGAGTGCAGGGGATGTATCTGCACCGATCTCACTTGCCATGGTCGTATCAATGTTGATGAAACCTCAACAGATCGCAGCAATCTACACCGAGTAGTGTATAATTGCACCCTATGGGTATCCTTTCGCGCCTTACAGGTGCAGCACCAAAGTCTAATATTGAGGCTCAGTACGCCCCGCAAGTCTTAGGTGAGTATTCACCTTATGCGATGCCGTTTCAATTTGCATACGTCGGTCGCACCGAGGCCATGGGAGTCCCGGCACTAGCTCGTTGTCGTAACCTACTGGCTGGCACAATCGGAACAATCCCTCTCGAGCTCTATAAGAAATCAACAGGCGAAGAATTAGGCAAGCCTCTCTGGCTCGATCAACCTTCATATTCTCAGCCGCGTTCAGTAACGATCGCTTACACGGTTGACTCGCTCCTCTTCTATGGTCAAGCCTTCTGGCAGGTGGTTGAGGTTTTTCAGGAAGATGGACGTCCTTCACGCTTTGAGTGGATCGCTAACAGCCGCGTAACCGCAACACTTGATCGTGACAATGTATTCGTAAAGTCTTACGCCATCGATGGTACAACAGTTCCAATGGACGGTCTTGGCTCACTCATTACATTCCAATCACTAAGCGATGGCATTCTCAACACTGGAACTTCTACAATTCGCGCAGCTCTAGACATTCAGAAGGCGTCAGTAATTGCAGCAGCGACCCCAATGCCTACTGGCTACCTTAAGAACACAGGCGCAGACCTACCTCCAGCAGAAGTACAGGGATTGCTTGCAGCGTTCAAGAATGCGCGCCTCAATCGTTCTACGGCCTACCTAACTTCTACTCTTCAATACGAGACAGTTGGATTCAGCCCTAAAGACATGATGTATAACGAGGCGATCCAAAATCTTGCAACCGAGATTGCTCGCCTCTGCAACGTCCCACCTTATTACGTCTCAGCAGACCAGAACACCACGATGACTTACGCCAACGTTACAGACGAGCGTCGCCAGTTCTTGACCCTATCCTTGCAGCCATTTATTTCAGCCATCGAGGATCGTCTATCAATGGATGACATTACAGCTCGTGGCAACATCGTGAAGTTCGATATTGACAAGAATTATCTCCGCACTGATCCATTGCAAGAATTAGCAGTGATCCGTGAACTACTTGATCTTCAGTTGATCACTCAAGAACAAGCCATGGAGATGACAGACCTAACACCTAACGGAAGCGAAGGCATGATATGAGCGAGATGCTAACATTCTCGGCAGAACTCACAGCAGACGCGTCAGAGCGCACTATTTCTGGCAAGATCGTCCCATTTAACGGCGAGGTTGGAAATACCTCCGCCGGTGCAGTTGTCTTTGAGCGCGGAGCGATTAACATAGCTGATTCAAGCAAAGTGAAGCTCCTATTAGAGCACGATCCAAAGCAGCCAATCGGCCGCGCTCAATTCTTCAATGAGACTGAAGACGGCATTTATGCATCGTTCAAAATCTCAAAATCATCCCGTGGCACCGATGCACTTATCGAAGCCTCCGAAGAACTTCGCACTGGTCTATCAGTCGGAGTTATGGTCAATGCAGCAAAGCCTAAGAATGGCGTTCTGTATGTATCGAGTGCAGACCTCCTCGAAGTAAGTTTAGTGCAGGCAGCAGCATTTAAATCTGCAGCCGTCACTGATATCGCGGCATCTGAAGATGAAGCCGTTGAAGAAACCCTACCAACAGAAAGCGAGACAGCCACCGTGGAAGAAACCACTTCAGCAGTCGAAGCAACACCTACAGTTGAGGCTGCCGCAGTTGAAGCTGCTCGCCCTGCTGTAACAGCAATGGCTTACACAAAGCCACGTATCGAAGTAACCGCTGCAAAGTACGCAGAGAACTCAATTCGCGCAGCACTTGGCGATGAGTCAGCTCGTCAGTACATCGCAGCAGCAGACAACACAACAGACAACGCTGGACTTGTTCCAACACGTCAGCTCTCAGAAATCATCAACCCACTTGGTACAACAATCCGCCCATCAATCGATGCGATTTCTCGCGGCGTATTGCCAGATGCAGGTATGACATTCGAGATCCCAAAGATCACACAGGTTCCAACAGTCGGTGAAGTTGCAGAAGATGCAGCATTCACAGAGCAAGATCAGAACGCAGCCTTCTTGTCAGTTTCAGTCAAGAAGTACGCAGGACAGCAGACATTCTCTGTTGAATTGCTTGATCGCACATCTCCTGCATTCTTTGATGAGCTTGTTCGCAACATGGCAGCAGCTTACGCAAAGGCAACAAACGCAGCAGTAAACGCTGCACTTATCTCAGGTGCAACAGCAGATGCGACAACAACAGTAACTTACCCAACAGCAGCAGAACTCCTCGGAATCGTTGCTCGCGGATCAGCTTCTGTCTATGCAGCTACAGCAGGACTTCCAAACCCATTTGCTCGCAACATGGTCGTATCAACAGGACAATGGTCTAACATCATGTCACTTAACGATGCAGGACGTCCAATCTACACAGCCTCACAGCCAATGAACGCAGGCGGACAAGTTGCGCCTACATCACTCACAGGCAACGTTGCCGGACTCAACCTTTACGTTGATCCTACAAACGCAGGCGATGGCGATGGAACAATCCTTATCGTGAACCCAGATGCGTACACATGGTATGAGAGCCCTACCTACCGCCTACGCGCTGAATCAACAGCAGCAGGACAGGTAACAATCGGCTACTACGGCTTCGGCGCAATTGCGACCAAGGTCGGAGCAGGCGCATTTAAGAACAACAAGGCGTAAGCCACCCCTAAGTCGCTGGCGGCGGAGTGCCCTTCTCCGCCGCCAGTCTTTAGAAAGGATTAGCATGGCACTCACAACAGTTGCAGAGCTTCGCACCGCCCTAGGCGTTGGCACTCTCTACGCTGATGCAGTTCTGCAGCAAGTCTGCGACGCTGCTGATAACGTCCTGCTGCCTTTCATCTGGAATAACATTTTTTTTAATATTGCCCATGAATCAACCGCGACCACCGCGAAACTTTATTTTGCAGAGAACATTAAAGAACATTTCTATGTCGGTCAGACAGTCGTGGTAACAGGCAACGAGTCACATCTCAACGGCAGCAAGACACTGACAGAAGTCGGCGATCACACGATCGGTTATAACATCAATAACGGCGTAGTCCAGCCTAAGCATTTTCTAAACCCTTACGGCTCAGTCAATGCTGGAACCGCACTCGATCCTGCAACAGTGCCAGCCATTCAAGAAGCTGCTCTTATGATTTCAATTGATATCTGGCAGTCACGCCAAGCCCCATCAAGCGGCGGAGTCACCATCGATGGCTATCAGCCAAGTCCTTATCGCATGGGTAACACACTCCTTGCGAGAGTCCGTGGCCTCCTGGCTCCCTACCTTGATCCGAGATCGATGGTGGGCTAATGGCCGCCATATCAACACTTCGCGCAGGACTTGCTTCAGCTTTAGTCGATAACACTAAGTGGTCAGTATTCTCATTCCCACCATCTACGCCTATTTCTAACAGCGTCATTATTTCACCAGCAGACCCTTACATTTCACCATCTAACGGATGGCACGCAACTATCTCGCCAATGGCGCACTTTACTATTTCTGTCATGGTTCCCTTGCTCGACAATGAAGGTAACCTTAACGGAATGGAAGATAACATCGTGCGAGTCTTTAACTTGCTCGCTGCATCTTCATACACCTATAACGTCACAGAGGTATCCGCCCCGGCGGTCTTAAGTGCCGCATCTGGTGATTTACTAACCTGCAATATCAATGTATCCGTACTTACGAGTTGGAGTTAAACCATGACCGAATTGGCACAATGGGAAAAAGAACAAGAAGCATTCCTGATCAAAATCGGTCAGGTAAAACCAGCGGCTGCGAAGCCACTTAACAAGAAAGACGAGGAATAAACCGTGTCAGTATATCTAAGCAACGGAGTAGTTCTAACTGTCAACGCGGTTGATCTCTCTAGCCTAGTAACAAGCGTTACACTAAACCGCACCTTCGATGAGCTTGAAGTTACAGCAATGGGCGACAGCGGACATAAGTTCGTTAAAGGCCTTGAGGCATCTTCAATCACAATCGACTTTCTCAATGATGAAGCAACATCTAAGACACTTCAGACATTGAACGCAGTCCTAGGAACTAACACAACAGTTACACTTAAGCAGACTTCTGCTGCAACATCAGCGACTAACCCTCTTTACACAATGACTTGCCTAGTCAACAACATCACACCAATCAATGGTGCAGTTGGCGACCTTTCAACACAGTCAGTAACTTGGAACGTCTCTGGTACAGTAGTCGTAACAACCGCATAATCTAACTAAACAAAGGGGCACAGCATGGCGAAGTTAATAGTCACAATGGCAGACAACAGCGTTACCGAGATCGAGATCACACCTCGCCTCGAATACGCGTTCGAGCTATATGCTAAAAAGGGATTTCACAAAGCGTTCCGCGATGATGAAAAGCAGTCAGATGTGTATTGGCTTGCATGGGAAGGCCTTCGACTTAGTGGAGTCACAGTCAAGCCATTCGGTTCAGATTTTCTCGATACCCTAAAGAGTGTCGAGGTTGCAGAGTCTGACCCTTTGGCCTAGGCAGGGATAGCATCCACTATCTCATCGCTCGCTTGAGCATTGAGACGGCTATCCCTCCACAAT